TTTTTTTTTTTTTATCTCCTAAAACAAATCCGGTTGAACAGCCTTAATGCTGATAATAATGTAACGGTGTAACAGGTTGAAATTGATGGTTGGTTTCTTGTTGTCTTGCAAGATTTCCCACATTTCCTCTGTGATGATATCGTGGTAAACAGTGTTGATTAGCCGTGGGATAAGTTTACCATGCCAAGGCTCACCTGTAGACTCTTCAATCTTTAGCTTGATCTTCTCCACTCGCCCAAAGGTGGTGTACTTCTCAGCAATTTTCTGCTCAAGATACTCTTGGTTAATCTCACGTGCACCAAAAGCTTCAGCATTAGCTTCTTTAAAAAGGTTGGTGACAAGCTTAGCGTAAGGCGTCTTGTTGAACTCTGAGGTAAACTCATAATTCTTGATGACGACGCCTTCACCACAACCTTTACCATCCACAATCTGATAGGTGTTCTCTTCAGCACACCGTTGAAAGTCTAGGATAGTGCCGTTCTTGATGATAGCCATAGGTGGAATGATACGGATGTCATTACAAGGAACAGAGTCTAGGATTGGCTGAAGGGCTGGTTGGTACTCGTCGTATGTCAGGTATCGCTCCTTGTCTTGGTCCCAGACGTCAAAGATGTAGAACTGACGCCAAGACTCTTCACGGTAGGTTTTTAGAGAGTGTGGAACAAGCCACTCACCAAAGATGTTCCAAGTGGAAAAGCTTTTCACCAACTCAATAGCTGTAAGGTGGTCCTTCATGTGGTTGAAGAAACCAGCATTATCCTTACCCTCTGTTAGTTTTCGTCGGCGTGAACCCGCTCCGAGACCATAGTTCTCATCATCCCAGAAGATAGAAGCATTTGTTCCATCTAACTTAGGGAAGACGTGACAGGTACCCACTTCAATACCCTGTACTTCTGTTTTGTTTGTTCGGATGAGCGACATAAAACTTACATATTTCATTAGTATTCCTTAGCCTTTGATTTCTTTTTTACAGAAGTTCTCTAGAAGCTTCTCAGCGTAAGCCTCAGAAAGGTAGGGTGTATATAGCCCCATCATTTCTTTATGTAGCTCAAGGTCTGTACCGAGGTACAAATAGAAGCCATCAACCCGGTGTGGTGTACCAACATAAAAACCAAGAGAAGAACTCTTGATTTCTAACTCAATTGTAGCTACTTCAAGGGTCGCTTCTAGATCAACGTTGCAGTTTGGACACTTCATTTTTGATTTCCTCAATGTGGATTGGTTTAAAGTTGGTCTGCTCTACACAGACACAAAAGTGGTTCTTGGTTGGTGACCTTTCATCATGGATGTGACCATGGACGTTGACGCCGTTTGGTTGTTTAGTCCTCCCATCGATGTCCTTTTGAAAGACAGGGACGTGAGAGAACAAGAACGGGTACTCAGGGTCGTTGAAAACTCTCCACAGCATAACCTTCTCAAAGAGTCTACGCTCAACAAAGAACGGGATAGGGTCATGGTTACCAACAATCAAACGTTTCTTACCGTTTAACCGAGGGTGAATGTTGTCTGCATAGTACAGCTTATCACCAAAGGTAACATCGCCCAAGTGGTAAACCTTATCCTCTGGCTTGATGGTTTTATTCCAATTATCGATCAGTACCTCGTCCATCTGTTTTGTGTTGTTAAACAACGCAGCACGAGACTTAGAGTACTTCAAGATGTTGGTGTGTTGGAAGTGGGTGTCTGAAATAAACCAAATGTTATTCTTAAACGTAGACAAGTTTTTCTCCTTCATAGTCCTCAAAGCGGTCTTTCATTTTCTGCACCGTCTTTTGCGGAACAGAGTGAGTGTTCTCATACTCGTTGGCCATGCGGTAGACCTCAACGCTGTAGCCCATAGCCTTTGCAAGATTCACATAGTGAGCGAACTCCCAAAGCTGAGTAAAGGTGTTAGACACACAAAGGTCAGCTCCACAAGAGAACACCAGCTTGGCAATCTCAAAACAAGCTTCATGGTTGCCTTTGACGTCTTTTCCCTCCCACTGGTAGGAGTCGTGTTTGACACAAAGCATGTCTGCCTCAAGGTGAAGACAACTCATATCGCAGGCTTTTACAAAGGTTGTCTTCCCAGAGCCGGGGATACCCCGAACAATGAAAAGTATTGGTGCTCCTTCAATGGTCATAAATAGTAGCCTCCCTTCTTCATGGCAACAAAAATCTCTGCTGCTGTTGTGGATTTGCCTGCTCCCGGACCTCCAAAGATGTTTATGTAGTGGGTTATCATTCTACTTTTTCTCCGTTACTTCTACCTCAACATACTCAACACGAATGTCAATGTAGTCTACCCTAGCATACCATTCACAAAACTGCCTCTTACAGGAAGCCTTTGAGTGGGCTACACAAAGCATCCATTCACTACCATTAGAGGTACTTACTTTTGCTGCGTAGTTCATACTAATTTCTCCTTAGATTTCTCTGTTATAGATGCGCGGGTTTCCCCAGTTTAGGTTGTTTTCCTTTAAATAACACAGCCCACAACCAAAAGAGAGGCTGTGGGCGGATGTGATATTACTTTACTTTTTGGGGTTACCCGTCTGTTGACGGTCTTGCTCTAACCAAACTAGGTGATCAATTTCCCCACGACTGATACCGATGTCTTTTAACTGCTGGTTAGTTAGTCGATTGAGTTCCTTAACCAAGTCTCGGTGTTTACGCCAAGTTTTCAGGTAGTTGTAGTAACGTTTGAAGATGTTCATAAAATTGGTACCTCTTTGATTTCAATAAGACCCCGCGCCTTAACATTAAGCAGAACACGAGCTTCTGGGTAAGTTACATTATACCTTTTAGAGAAGACCCCAACCTCTTCTTCAAAGGTCTGTTCCTTTTTCTCAGAGGTTGTTTTCTTTCGGTAGCCGACAGCCTTTACCAAAGGTGATCCGAGGTAATCCTCGTAGGGTTCCATCGTGGACAGAAAGGACAAGTAGACTCCTACTAAACCTTGTTTGTAAGCCTGCTTAACAAGGTCATCGAGTATTCCTTTAACTTGCTCAGGAGTATACTCTTCAAATTCCTGAAAATTATAAAATTCACCTTTGTAGTAGTCTTCGACGTAGTCATCGTCTTCGCTATAGTTATAACCCATCTATCTGCCTTTTAGTTCATTTTGTTTCGGTTGATTGCCGCGTCTAGAGCTTTTTTCTTCTTAACAGCTTTTGTTTTTGTAGCAAAGCCAGCGATAATAGCAATCACAAGGATGCCCACCACAAGTATAACGATAGGTAGCCAAAGAGGGGCTAACACCCACCACCAAGACCACGCAATGTAACCTGTAAGTTTCAAACCGATGAAAAGTACCGTGAGTAGGCCAAAGAAGCCGATACCGCCGGACTGTTTTGTTGTTGTGTTATTGCTCATAAGATATATCCTTTTTTATGGTTTACTTTGCCTTCGTAGCAGAAGTCATAATCGTTCCAAAGAAGCTCTGCCTCTTCGCCTTTGTAGCTTACTAACATTTTGTTAATCATGTTTGTGTCCTCGTCCCTGCTGCAACTTACAAAGTCAACAAGCAGGAACCCTTCACGACCGAAGGTATGGAACACTTCTTTCTCAGGAACCATTACAGTTCCTCCAAGACAATTAGAGGGATGTCGTATTTGTTACGCCGAACAGCCTCTTCGTAGTGCTTCTTAGACACCACAATCACTTCAGCAAGAGGGTGTTCAAAGAAATCTGAGGTAGACATTGCAAACCAACGGTACATAGAAAAGCTACGACCCCCCATAAACCTGTTCTTGTTAGCAAGACGATCAGGGTTTGGGTCTGTACAGTAGATAACCTCTACAGTAGAATCCTTCCAGAGTGTTTCAAGCAGAGCCTCTGTGAAGTCATCTAACCCATAGATAGCATGGGCGTCTAGGTCTGAAAACATGCGAGCGTATTGCTTCTTAGCGTCGTCAGGGTGTGGTCGCAGCTTAGTCTTTGCTCGTTTAGCTTTTGGAGGCGCAGGTACCTTCTTTTTATTTGGTGAGCCGGGTGGACGACCTCTCCCACGTTTCTTTTGTGTAATGTCTGACATTAAAGTCCCTTTTTCAGCTTTTCCAAGAGTAAATCCTCATAGCCACCGATTACCTTAAAGATAACGGGAACCTTTGTCCGTTTTAGGTCGTTTACAACCAACTCTCGCAGTGCCTTGTTTTCGGGGTGTTTGACATCGTAGTAAATGACTTCTTGCTTATACTCATCAAGAAGCTTTATTGCTGACTCACAGAAGGTACAATGCTCTGTTCCTAGTACAAGATACATTACTGTCCTGCCTCCTTTTCCATTTCACTCAAACGATTGAAGAAGACGGCCAGCATTTCCTTCGCTAAGCCGTTAGTCATACTCCGGCTAACTACCGATAGCATCCCGTCACTGTCTGCACAGAGAAGTAGGAAGGGAATATCGTCTTTACCCTCAATTACGTCTCGTGCTCGGTTTAGGGCAGCAGGGGTTAGGCCGTTGTCTACTTGTGGTTCTGTAATGTTAAGTTCGTCCATTTTCTTCTTTCTTTAGTTGTTCTCTAATCATTATTGTTATCCGCTCAAGCGGTTCCATCTTAGACCAACGCCGTATCTCGTCAAGGCTCCGGCCACAACTAGTGCAGCGGGAGTCCTTAACTTTACAAACTTTGATACAAGGCGAGTTAATTTTCTTCATAATGTTCCTCCGCATGACAATTAGCGCAAAGCACATCACACTTTTCTAGCTCAGCCTTTATCCTTGACCATCCCCACTCATGGTGGTAAGCTGATCTACCTTTTACACTGCTAGATTTTGTTGTAGGGTCTCGGTGATGTAGTTGAAGTGCTGATGGACATTTTTTATATCCACAGTTTTTACAACCCTTTTCTAACTTGTATGCTCTCACCTTTTCTGTTTTAGCCTTGCGACGATCCCTATTACGTTGCCACTCGCAGGGCCTACAAAATGTATGGCGTTGACCAGTACATTTCATAGACCACCGGAATGTTTCAATAGGTAAACTCTCTTTACAGGAATTACATATTTTATAGGATGTCACACGCACCACCTTGGCAAGCAAATGTTTGGCTACCTTCTGTATTGTCCTCTTTCTCGAAGTCTTTGAGTTTAGAGAAGTCGATTGTAGGCATCTTGACCAACGCCTCGTTATACTCTTCCTCACTAACAGGTGTGTAAGGGGCCTGCTGGTAAGTGTGCTCAGAGTAAGGTAGGAAGCTAACCCCTGTGATGAAGTCGAAGTGTTGATATACCCAGTTACCTACCTCAAGCCACTCATGCTCTTTGACATAGATAGTGACAGAGACAGAGTGTTCTGACCAGTGCTTTTGATAAATCAGCCAGTTCTCTAGCTGTTCGATAGCTGCTTGTTCACCAGCCATGACAGATTTAGGGGGTGACTTTACAGGGAAGTAGAACACCGTGGTCTTTTCCGGTGCTGTAACGTCAGCCTCATGAGGAACCCCTTGGTCTTTCATCATTATTGTCAGAGGGTCGATACTAGATTGACGTACTGCACGGATGTAGTAAGGGGCAAAACGTCCGTGGATACCAGAAGAAGAGTTTACTTTCTGGGAAACTGTGCCAGAGGGTTTGATGGTTGTAATAGCAGCGGCAGGGTTGATGCCAATTTTATTAGCAAACTCAACGTTTACTTCTTGAGCATGAGCCTTCATAGCTTCGAGCAAGGCCGGGTCAGGGTGCTGCAAAAGTTCACAGTCTTGGATGCCTGTTAGAGAGACTCCAAGCAGGGCTTCTTCTTCACAGTTCTTCTGCCAAATCTTCCGAACATAAGGGAAGTTGGTCAAAGAAGCTTGTAGTGTACCAAGAATAGTCGCAAGGCGTACTTTACGCAACAGATCATTTTTGGTGTCACCTTGACGAGCCACTACCTCAGAAAGGTTGCAGAGTTCAGCATGACGAAGAACGATTTCAGCGCCTCACACAGTCACCGTTGTTACAGTGATAACCGTGCGCTGGACTATCGCATCTGTCGAGATTACTTTGGTTTATGTTTCCATAAATTGTAGTGTTCTTCGTCATAAGTTTCTATTGAGTGGCAGTTTGCACACAATACTCTGCACTTTGCAAGCTCTTCTTTTATTCTTTTCTTGCTCCACCAAGGCTTGTAAGCACCGCTGTGTTTGTAATGAGCAAGCTTAGGTTCTTTGTGGGCTAGGTGTAAAGCTGCTCGATGCTTAGGAAAGCCAGAGCATTCTTCATTGCAACAACCCTTGATTACTTTCCAACGACCAACAAGAGCGGTCATCTTCTTACGGTAATCAGAAGATTTTTTGTTCATACAAGGTTTACATCTAGAGTTCTTTTTGGTTTTAGTTTGGTTAGTGAATTCATCTAAGGACTTAACCTTTCTGCATTCAATACATGTTTTCATTTTGGGTACCTTTTATTTTATTCTCGACAGCCTCTTCGCTTAGTCTCTCACGCTGGCATTACCCTTGCGCCCTGTAGTGTCTGTAAACACGTCCAAGTCAATAAGAAGAGGTTTTAAATCCGCACGTTATTTAAACGGCTAACGGATTAGTACCCATAAGTAGTTCAGCGTTACGACGCTTTGGTGCCATAGCACGAGCACCTTGGCGGTTGTAGATACCACGTTCACCAGTGCCAGACTTCATTAAGGCGGTCCACTCCTCCAAGAACAGGGCCATAGAAGGCTTCTGGTCGTAGACAGCAGAGTTGTTTGACAAGGCGCGGTGTAGGGCCTTTTCCCACCACATACCAGACTTACAGTCGCGTATTTCTGGATCAGTAAGGTCAGAAAGAGAGATAAGCGCGGAGCGGCGTACTCCCCCCACAACAACAATTTCAGCAATCTTACACACAATGTCGTGTACTTCCTGTGGTGTCAGTTTACGTCCTGCAGCTTTCTTAAAGGTTGCTGTTATGTAAGCAAAAAGATCCATAAGTGGTTTCGGACCAGAAGCTCGTCCACCCATAGTCTTAAGTCGAGCACCCTCAGGTCGGATGCGAGAGTAATCCCATTCATGTTCATTTCCTAAGTAGAGGTCTGCAATAAGTTTACGCAAGGCCTTAGCCCAGCCTTCAGAAGAATCTCCGATAGAGATAATACGTTCTGTCTTTGCAAACGAGTCGTTGATAATTGGTAGCTTGTTGACGTGTTGTGCCTCGGCAGAGAAACCAACCCCAGTGCCTGCCATCAGGATAAAGAGGATTTCGTCAAAAACCCGTGGGTTGTCAATAGCAGCGAAACTACAGTTATAATTCCTAAAATGGTTAGCCTCTAAAGCTGGCCCTGCCGACCACATGGAACGCATAGATGGCATTACCTCATGATTATATACAGCGTCAAGTAGTTCCGACCACAACTTATCAGGAAACTCTACCCCTCTTCCTTTCATTTGCTTTTGCCAAAAGCTCACAAGACGATGTACCGTCTCTTCCCAAGTCTCTCGTCGGTTTTCCTCTGGTTTAAAACGTGAGTATCTCGACATATGAATGTAGGTTTGATAGTTGTCCATTTAGCTAGTCCTTCTTTTTATTGTTCTTGGGAAACCTATTTTTATGGTCTCCATTATTATTTGTTTTTATATTGTGGCAATTTGCGCAAAGTACTACACACTTCCTAATCTCTTCTTTTATCTTTTTTCTTGAAGACAAGTAGTGTATCGCAGCACCATTACCACTAGAGCGTACCTTATCGTCTGGGTCCAAATGATCAAAACCAAGGGCGGCTGGATGTTGTTTGTAACCACACTTACAACAACCTTTCAACATCTTAAAACGCTGAACAAAAGCGATATTACGCTCATACCTAAGTTTTTGGTAGTAAGACTGGCATGATTTACATTGTGTACCGTAACCGTCTTTTTGAGAACTATTTTTAGAAAATAGAGAATAGGGGTACTCCTTTTTACAGTGAGTACACGTTTTCATCAGAGCATCCTCCTAAAGTCCTCTGCGTCTCGAAACCCATAACCAAGTAGGATTGAAAGATAACAGATAGAAAACCCTAGAAGTAGTGTTGGGTAAGTTATTAGACGCCGCACCATCTGGTAGAGCGGTACAAAAGACTTGTTTTCAAGGTAACCTTGGGGCCACTTGTACCACTTCCTGTCTTTGTTAATCATAGACCATATTCCTCGGCCAGTTCTTCTGTATCCTCTTCAATGTTTACGTAAGGAATCTCTTCCATATCATCGTCTTCATAAGATTCTTCATCAAGGCCTGTAATCAACAGCCAAGCTACAAACAGGAACTCTCGATCTGTCTCGGAGAACTTCTTTTTGATAGCGGGATCGTTAAGAAAGCGTGTAAGGCCAGCCTCGTTGTCAGGTGCAAAGTTGGCATACAACATGTTGTTTGCATACTTCCAAAGCTTATCTTGAGTGAAGGTCATTTCTTCAATGTTAATCATTTCTTCTTTTGTCATAGTGTATCCTTAAAAGTTTTTGATATAGGTTTTCACCTTATCTACGTATTTCAAATCATCGTCTAGTCTTCCACAGATCAGATTGCAGTTTCCACAAAGGATACCTCTTATCTTACCTGTCGTATGGCAGTGATCAACCACAGCGTTATCTTTACAAGCTGATTTATGTTGCTTACCAGAAAAACTAATTAGTCTATCACAACACTTACACTTACCACCCTGTGCCTCAAGTAGCAAGGCTCTCTCAGGTGTTGTTATTTTGTAAAGCTTTAGGTTGTTGTTACAAACATTGCAACGTGCAGAGGTGATCCGTGATCCATCTTTTCTTTTGTAAACACAACACAGGTTATCACACCCTTCTACGTTGCAATATCTCATATTTTTCTCCTTAGAATTCTATAGCCTCAATCTCAGCATCGGAAATCTCCATTGTCTGTTCCTTAAAACCATCTTCTCTTCCAGCTTTCATACGGCCAGTTGTTTTGTCGTAGAGTAAACTCCCAGAAGGACCAGTCAGACCTGTATATCGGCACTTAAGAACCCTTGTTTTAATAGTATTTCTGATCTCTTCGTCAGTGGCACCAACGTCCCTCGCAAAAGAAATCACATCCATCGAAACTTGTTTAATTGAGCCTGAGCCACGAATGTCGTCAAGGCTTGGTAGTTTACCCTCTTCAAACGACTTACCTTTGTTATCGGTTTTACGTAGGTGAGAGATTAGACCGAGCCAAACGTCGTGCTTCTTTACAAGTCTCAACAAGTCATTCATAATCTTGTCTGTAGCTTCGTTTCCTGTAAGACCCTCCGCACCCTCTGATACAAGGATGGTGATGTGGTCAAGGAACAGGTACTTTACACCTTTTAGAGCCATAAACTCGAGGTGTTCAACAACGCTACCATCAGCTACCGAACCGTGGTGATCTAGCACCATGATACGATCGTCTCCAAAGACCTCTTCAAAGCCATCGATTTCTTCTTGCTCTGTAAGAGGGTACTCTGTGGTGTTCTTGTTGTTAGCCATACCAAGAAGCTTACCAACGGTCTCGGCTGGTGACTCTTCAAGGCTGATGATGCCAATCTTGTCCTCTGTGGTCTTTAGCAGGTGGAAAGCAATCTCTCTTAGAATTGTAGACTTACCGGAACCTGTGCCAGATGTCCAAAGAGTGATCTCACCAAAGCGCATACCCTTAAGCTTGTCGTTGATACCCGTCATAAATTCTGGGTAAGGGACAGACTCAATAGTCTTGTAGTGTTGGTACTTTTCCCAAAGGCTCTCTTTTGTCAAGATACCTGCAGGGGTATACTCTACAGCATTCCAGACAGCTGCCTGAACAGCAGCAGGATCTTTGAGCCAGAGGTCACAAGCATCCTTTTCCGAGGACTTGACTACTTTTACCTTGTCATAACCAATGATCTTAGCCGCTTCTTTCATAGCGATTTGGCCAGCAGTATCTTGGTCCATCCAGAGGATGATTTCTTTGTAGTTCTTACGTAGGTCTTCTCGGATGTCAACTAAGTCGCCTGTACCTGTTGCTGAACGTAAAGACATTACAGGGTAAAACTTTTTGTACTTGTTATAGAGTGACTGAGCCACAGCAAGGGTATCTTCTTCTCCCTCTGTGATAATCAGCTTCAAACCTCCTGAAAAGAGGTTGTAGCCAAAGAGTCCCTGCACAGTACCAATACAGCCTTTAGACTTGAAGTCTTTTGGCATAACCCTGACTTTGTAACCTTTTGGTTTCTTCTCAAGGTAGTTGTAGGGGTAGTACTTTTCAGAGACAGTGCCATCACTATCGTAGGCGACCTTTACACCGTAGAACTCGTAAACTTCTTTTGAGATTTTTCTCTTAGGGTCAGCAGCCGACACATACTCGTCTGTCACTGTGTCAACTAGTTTTGCATAGTCAACCCAGCCGCCACCCTTTCCAGCTTTTTTACCACTACCAGAGATAGCAGCAAATTCAGCCTCAAGTTCTTCTTCTTCTGTCATCTTGTCTCCACTTAAGCGTTTCTTTGGGCAACCGGGTGTGAAACAAAAGCTATGGCCATCTTCGTAGACCGCTCTGTTATCATCACTACCGCAGAAGGTGCAAGCAATGTGCTTAACTATTCTTGCCATGCAGTTTCCTTTTTATGCTTTTGATAAACCTCTCGTTCTTCGGAGTAGGTTTCTCTTTAGGCACGAACCTAACAGGTCCAATTTGGGCGTTATACCAACGAGGTGTCTTACCATCAGGTAAGTAGTCAGTCATGGTGCCCAAGAGCATCTGTGTGTAGGCTTCTGCATAGTAGAGGCCACCCTTGGTAACATAGAGGTCAACAATCTTAAAGATAAAGTTTTCTTTACCTAGTTCAGATATGTCGTGATTTAGTTTAGTTGAAGAGCCTGTGTAGCCTCTCCAGTTCATTTCTTTATTATAATTCTTGGAACGCTTCTTACCTTTGGTCCTGAATTGCTTCTTTCCCAAATAGAACTGTTCAGTCTTGGTATTTTCAATACAATAGATAAAGCCAAAGTACTTCTCAGTATCAAAGTCTTTAGGATGTACA